CCATTATTTCTTCGCTCTCTTCTTGATATCTTCTTGTTTGACCTATAGTTTTTGCCATTTCACCTTTTATTTTACTTGTTTTTGGGTTTTTAACTTTAGGACTTACACTTTTAATAACACCTATACTTCTTATAATATTTCTTACCATTATTTTTTACCTTTTCTTTTTTTCTTTTTTATCATTTTACCAGATTTAGTTTCTTCATAACCTTTTTCTTCCATAGCGTATTCTTTAGCTTCTTCAGCTTTAGATTCCATGCCTTCATGTTCTTCAGACATATCTACATAACCGCCTTTAGAAAAACCTGCTCTTGCTATTCCACTTCCTCTTAATTGTTTTCCAATTCCAGCCATTATCTTTTGCCTTTCATCATTTTACCTTTTTTCTTCATTGACATATCTTTAGTAATCATGTCAGCTTTTTTAATCATTCCGCCTTTTTTCTTAATAACACCTCTACCTTTTAAAACATCTTTAAAAGTTACTTTACCATCACCAGTTAAATCTGGAAATGCTTTACCACCTTTTTTAAGTGCTTGTCTTGGTCTTATTTTATAATCGTTTCTCATGTTATATCCTTATCCGTTTTCTTGGTTATTATTTACCGGTTTATTAGCCATCGTGCGTGCAACCGATTCCGCAGATCGTCCTACCACATATCCACCAAGACCAATTTGAAGAAGTGTCCAAACATCTCCTGGAAGAGTTATTGTTATAGAAGCTTTAAAAAAAAATAATATAACAGGTCCTAATACATAGTTCCATATTAATATAAATATTAATACATACATTAAAAGAGGTCGCCAGCTAGATGCAAACCATCCAGCTTTTGCTTCAGCTTCAATAATTTTTGCTGCAGCAGTTAATTCTTGTGTATTAGATTGTAGTAATTGAGTTTGTAATTGTGCTTTTAATTTTTCTTGAAGATCTTTATCAGGAACTGACTTTTCAATAGTTGAAAAAAGAATTTTTGCTAAAGGTGCTACAGCTCCTAACATTTGAATCATGGTTTAATACCACTTTGCTTTACGTTTTTTTTCTGGAAGCATCGCTCTTTGTCCACCTACTGGAACTACTTGTGTTTCTTGTGGGTTAGAAACTTCTACATCAATTCCACCTTTTAATGTTCCATCTGGATTTGTGAATTGTGCAAAATCAACTTGAGTACCTGTTGATTGTTTTATTTTTTTAGTTTTTTTCATATTACATTCCTCTTATTTTCATTTGTTGGACGCCTTGTTTTGCAAGACTTACTCCGGCACGTAGTTTAGCTAAATCTTCAGTTTGTTCAAGCTTATTTTCTTGATTTGTTTGATTCATCATAGCTTTCAACTTATCTAAATTAAGTCTTTCTTCAGCTTCTTTACGCTTTTGCTCGTTTTCCATAGCTTTTAAGTCAACTTCTCGTGATTTTAACTTTAAAAGTGGGTCAGAATCAAACTGTCCAACCAATTTATTCTCCTCATCAGCATAATCTTTGGTCATTTCAGCTATTAATTGAGCTTTTCTTGATTCAATTTGAATAGTTATGCTCTGAATTTGTTGCGCGGCTTGTGGATTCATCTGCATTTGTTGTTGTAACATAGGTAATTGCTGTAATTCTTGTACAAATTCAATTTGAACTTGCTCTTGAGCCATAATTGATATGTGTTCAAGTATATTTTTTTGAATAGACATTATAGTTGCAGGATTATTTTTAACCATATTCAATTGCATAAAGTTTAAATGAGCTTCAATGTGAGATTTATGATCTTGTCCTGGAAATGCTTGATAAGGTTGACTTGCCATTGCAGTAATATGTTCTAAACTTGGATCCATTGGCATAGGTTGTTTTGGTGATGGAAGAATTAAATCTATATTTTTAACTCCAATCGCTTCATACATTGATCTATATGCTTGATAGATGTCATGTATCTGTGGATTAGATTGAGCAAGTTGTAATTGTGTTTGTGCTAAATTAATTCTTTGTGATTGTGAAAATATATTTGGATCTGCAACTGGAAGAATATCAATCTTTTCATCAAAGTCAGTTTGTTTAATTTGTCTTTGTCCACCTACTACATCGTATGGATAAACAGGTGGTAAATAAGTTGAAAATACATTTGCTAGTAATTCAAATTCATTTTTAAGTGCTCCATAAATTCTTTTATGGATTGCAGACATCACACGCGATCCTCTTTCAAGTAATGCCATCGTAGTGCCTACGGCTGCTTGTTGATTCATATCACCAACTTGTGCATCAGCAATACTTGCGAATCTTTGTCCTGCATCTACTACAATACCCATTAACTGTAATAATACTTGGTCAGGTCCTTTAAATGGTAAAGGCATAAATGCATCCTTTAAATTACCTCCTGGCGCATCTACATCTCTAAATTCTCCAGGTTGTAATGGTTGAGCATCATCTCTGACTCTAATGCCACGCATTTTAAATCCAGATGGTAAATTAGCTAAAGTTCCTGCATCTAATAATTGTCTTAAAGCTGCTGTTGCAGTTCTTGATAATCCACCAATCATGTGAATTAATCCAAATCCATAAAATCCAAGTCCTGGTAAAAATTTAAAGTGTACAAAGTAATTTGTTCTATTTTTTAATGGATCGTCTGATTTATAATTACGTTTGATAGATAAAACTTCTCGTGAAGATTCTTCAATAGTTACAACGTATGGAAGTTTAATACCTGTGGGCTCACCAGTTTGAGGATCTTTATCTTCAAAACCTTCTAAATCTAAATTAACATGACATTCCAATAAAGTATAAATGTCTTCTTGTTTTTCAACTCTAACACCTTCTAATTCTCTTTGTTTACTTTTAATTTCATCTTCTTTTAATGGAGGTTGTCCAAGTTCTACATCTCTATAGAAACCACTAACTTGTTGTTTACGTAAATCATTTTCAGAAATTTTAATTACATGAATAACTGCTTCTGCATCTTCTAGTGATGTTGCTGAATAAGGAACAATTAAATCTTCAGCCGGAATAAATTTAGATACTGCTCTTCCAAGAAGTGCATCATAATAAACTTTTTTAAAGGTAGATCCTGATAGTGGTAAATAAAATAACATCTGATCAAATTCAGGTTCATATTCTTTCATGACGTTCATAATCTGATAGTTCATGAATTCTTTAACTCGCATCGCTTGATCTTCTTTGTTACGATCAGTTAAACCTAAAATTTGTGTTCGCACGGGCCCGTCCGCGGGAAGCAATTCTTTGTAAGCTTGTGCTTGAAACTGTGTTACTGATTCTGCAAGAACTGGATGTGTAACTCCTGATGCACCTTTAAATGGTTCTGTTCTTTTTTCGTATTTAAATCCTAATAGGTCTAAACCATTTGTATATGCCATTTCCCAATCTTGGCGTGAAGATCTATAATCATTATATTTTTCATCTAATTCAGATCCAATGTCTGTTAAAATACTTTCATCTAAAAATTCTGCAAGGTTTGCATAATGATCTTCTCCTCCTGGCATAGATGCAACACTTGGATCAAAAGAAATTTCTGCTCCACCATCTTCACTCATGTTAATTTCAACTGGAGAATCTGTAGGTTGTATTTCTTCTTGAATGGTTTGTTCTATTTCAGCTTGACCTGGAATTTCAATAGTAGTTTTTGTATTGGGTAATGACTTATCAATTTCTGCCATGATTAACTATACCTTCTTCTGAATAATGTTTCAACACCTTGTGAATCTGGACCTTTAGCAGGTGGAACTGTTTTTGTCAATCCACCATTTGCAAAACTAGCTAATCCACCATCAGCATAATAATCAGAATCTGGTGGATCTGGGTATCTATTCATAATATCCTCATAAGGAGAATTTTCTAATACTTTTCTACCTGCTGCTCTTTGTTCAATTTTTTTTACATCTTTTATTTTTCCAGTTGCAATTTTTTCTAATCTTTCAACATCACTAAAAGCTTCATCGATATTAAAATTATCATAGTCAAATTCAAAATCTCCTGGTTCTCTAGTTGGTCTTGGTCTATTTTCTATTACTGAAAAATCACCTGGAGATTTTATTTCTTTTCCTGTTTCTAAATTAATATCTGATTTAGGGGGTCGGTAATTTAATTCAAAAGAGGAGTCTGCTGCTCCACCAGAAATATTAGCGTCAATACTAATTTCTCCAGTTACTTTATTTTCTGTAAGAGTAATTATTTCTGGTTTACCAGTCTCCGAAGGTATTTCTAATTTTTTAATAGTTGTCATATCTTCAACTCTTGAAGCTTTAGGAGATATATCTGTTCCTTCTTTCATTATTTTATTAACAAGTGGAGTAAACCATTCAGG